TGAACCCACATCACCTTTTGGCTTAGGTGAGTCATCAGGTTGAGCCTGGTCAACGTCATCGATAGTTGGAGAATTGCCATGCTTTTGCACGTAATCTGCATAGGTATACACGTATTCACCCCAGTACACCGTTGCTACAGAAACGCGCTCAGCGAAGTCACGGACTTTCTTTGGCAATCCAGCTAGAGGAGAGTAATGTCCAGCATGGAGCTGAATAAAAACCCAACCTCTAGTTTTTGCGTGAGGGTAAGTAAGCACCATACGGCCTGTATAGATTAGTACAGATACAGACTTCTTTATGAGCCTGGCGGTAGCCGGGGTTCGAAGAAGCATAGAAACTTCTTCCAAACCAACCATATTGCCATACTCATTAAAGCCAACGTGTACGAGCCTATTATCTATAATAGCCTTTTTAAAGGCCTCAGGGTTCCATTGAGTCGAAGACTCAATTACACACCACTGAGTTGGTGCAACAGCCATAGCTTTTTCAGTTTTCGAACCGAAGCAGCGCGCATTTGCCTTCCAGAAGAAATGACCATTCCCGTTAGACAAGCTGACGACTTTGTATTCGACGCCCATTTTTTTGAGAAAAGCCAAATCATCGGGGGTGATTTGATTGTCCAGAGCCTTTTTAGCAAAGACATTAACTTCAGGAAAAGTAGTTTGCTTGCGCAACATTTTCTCCCAGTAAGCTGTAGCTAAGTAGGCCACTGAGGTCTTAACGTCCTGATAAGCTTCTTCATCCTCATAGCGCATTGGCATTTGCCTGAGGCATTGGTAGATTTCAGGAATCTGGTCTATTGGCTCTATTGCTAAAATAACCCCGAGCCTCGCACACTGATCCCAGTGCAGGGGTAGAGACAACCAACCACCGGGAGTGACTGTTATGTAGTCCCTAGACAGATGTGGCTTATAGGGCAACACAGCGACACGATCAATGTCAGTCGCCGGGTGAGGTATTAACTCAACCAACCACTTACACTGTACGCCGGAGTATTGAGCCCAAAGCTTGA